GGACGCGTGGTTGGGCATTGATCCGACGATTGGCCCTTCGGTCCGGCGCCTGCGTGGTGTGCGGGGTATCGGCGATCATGCTGCTGTATGCGGCAGGCATGTCGATCTGGACGTCCGGTGCGCTGGGATGCCTCACGGCGATGGCAGGGGCAGACGTAGCGATCGGGCTGTACGAGCGCTGGGCGGCCAAGCGCCTTGGTCTGCGTGAAGCGCAAGCCAACGGTGAAGCTGGACCATAAGCATCCAGGGGCAATGACCATGATGCGACTTGAGATGCGTGACAACATCGACAAGATCGTTAGGGAGATGCGTGGGCTCAGCAAGTCGAAGGTGCCGATAGCCGCTGCCAAAGCGCTGACCTTCACCGCTGAACGCGTACAGGCGGCAGAGAAGGCCGAGCTGCAGCGGGTATTTGATCGGCCCACGCGCTGGACGCTCAATTCGGTCTTCAAGCGCAGTGCCACGACCAGCCGCCTGTTTGCCCGTGTGTGGATCAAGGACGAAGCAAGCTCAGGTGTGCCCGCGTCCAAGTACTTGCCGGTGCACATTGACGGTGGCAACCGACCACATAAGCGATTTGAGAAAGCGCTGATCCACTACGGCTTGATGCCAGCGGACATGTACGCTGTCCCTGGTCGGCGCGCCAGGATGGATGGCAACGGCAACATCAGTCGCGGCCAGATCGTCCAGATCCTGTCCGCACTCGGAGCAGCTGAGCGGGTGTCGGGCTTCATGGCCAACCGCACTAAGCGCAGCCGACGCCGCAACCGCAACGCACCGGACTATTTCGTGGGTCGGCCTGGCAACGGCGCCGGCCCTTTGGGTATCTGGCAGCGGATCGGCAACGGGGCACGGCCCATCTTGATCTTCGTCAAGCGCCCGACGTATCGGCGGCGCTTTGATTTCTACGGGGTAGCCAATCGCGTAGCGGAGGCCGAGTTCGAGCCGCTATTCCGACGTGCACTGGCACGGGAGATGGAGCGAGGCTGACCTCTTGTAGGTTCGAAGCATTTTTTCTCAAAAAACGGTGATTTTTCAATGATTTGTCGGGATTTTTGCTTGACAGGTCGACCTGCGACCCAAAATCAATGGGTCCTTCCAGGCAGCGGGGCCATCGGGGTAATTCGAACCCCGACTTTTTTGCAGATTCAACCCGACATGGGGGGTTCCGCTTCCCTCCCTGCAACAGGACCAGACCATGCCAACCCAACATGAAATCGCCGAGCATCTGGACATGAGCGAGCGTAATGCCCGCGATGTGCTCAAGGGGCTGACTCTGGATTGGCAAACGGCAAGCATGGACGAGATCCGAACGGCCTACATCCGTGATTTGCGCGCGAAAGCCGCTGGGCGCGGGGGCAGCCAACTTGAGGAGCTCAACAGAGCGCGGATCGATGACCTGCAGCAGAAGTCAGCCAACGGACGGTTGGTGTATTACGAAAAACTGCGCTCATTGATTCCCTCCGGCGAGGCAGAGCGCGCGCTGTCTGACTGGGCCAGTTTCGCAAACCGGGAATACCTGGGCGGCCTTGAACGCATCATTCAGGAAATCGAGAACGTGCAGAAACTCACGGTTGATCGAACAGTGGTGGCCAAAGTTGCTGGACCTACGACCGAGCGAATTGCAGGCTACGCGAGAAAACTTGGCGCGGAGCTTGTCGGCAGCAGCGGGGAAATTCAACCCGCCGCGTGACATCCCGACCGCGCACTACCTGAGCACCGAGTTTTACCTGCCCGCTGAAAGCGGCGTGCTGCATGGCCTCTACGATTTCCAATACACGCCTTACTTCCTCGGCGTTGCCGCCGCTCTGGACGATCCACGGGTGAGCGAGGTCGACCTGATGAAAGCGGCGCAGATCGGCTGGACGTGGTTCTTGATCGGCTACCTGTTCAAGTTCATCCATAACCTGCCTCGCCCGATCATGATCCTGTTCGCCAAGGAAAAGGACGGCAAAAACTTTCATGACGAAAAGCTCAAGTTCGGTGTGACGGCGAACACTGAGGTGGCCAAGCTGATGCCGGTCGACGTAAGCCGCACCTCGGGCAACCGTTGGGACCATAAGACCTTCCCGGGCGGCTTCCTCAAACTGGTGGCGTCGAACTCTCCCGGCAATGTTAAGTCCACGTCGTCGGTGGGCTTGTCGGTGGTGGAGGAACCGGACGATACCAGCGACGACGTGAAGGGGCAGGGTGATGCGATCGCCCTGCTGGAGGAGCGCGGCAAGCGCTACCCCGGCTCCAAGATGCTGGTGGGCGGTACGCCGGCGATCAAGGGCGCGAGCAAGACCGAAGCGCGCCTGGCCCAGACCGATTGCCGGGTGTTGCCGATCATCTGCCACGCGTGCGGCCAGTCGCATGTGTTGGACTTTGCCCATATCAAGTGGCTCGACATTGAAGAGGACGCCCAGCCACACGAGATCTACGGCCGTGCGGATCCAGAGACCGCCGGCTACGGTTGTCCGCACTGTGGCGAGATTTGGGACGACTACCAGCGCAAAGAGAACATCCGTAACACGGTGTTCAACGCAATTGACGCGGGCGATCCTTATTGCGGCTGGGTGCCAACCAAATCCTTTGCCGGTCGTGCCGGTTTCATTGAGCTGAACGAACTTTATGCGTGTCTGCCCGGTACCAGCCTGGCTGACATCGTGCGGGAGAAACTCAACGCTGAACACCAGGCGTCGATTGGCAACCTGTCGTTGCTGATCAAGTTCGTCAACCAGAAACAGGGCCGTGCCTACGAGTACAAATCCGATCTGCCCGAGGCCGATAAACTGGCTGAGCGAGCGGAGGACTACCCGGAAATGTTTGTGCCCATGGGGGGCCTGGTGATCACCGCCGGTGTCGACGTGCAGCACGATCGCTTGGCGGTGGTGATGCGGGCATGGGGCCGAGGCGAGGAATCCTGGCTGATCTACTGGGGCGAGATCTACGGCGAGGTGGTCCTGCCTGACCAGGGCGTCTGGCTGGATCTGGAAAAGTTGCTGTTTGCGCCGATTCCTCACGCATGCGGCGCCAAGCTGAGGGTGCTTGCTACTTCGCTGGATACTTCGGACGGCACCATCACCCAGGACGCGGCGTATGCGTTTTGCCGTAAGCATCAGCGCAACGGCGTGATGGCGATCAAGGGCGCGAGCGAACGTGGCAACACCCGCGACGATGAGCGCCGGGAAATCTTTAGCGCGCCTCGGCAAGGCGTCGACACTGACAAAGAGCAAAAGGCCTCGAAGTACGGTCTGCGCCCTTACATTGTCGGTACCTCGCGGGCCAAGGATCTGTGGATTGAGGGCCGGCTGCCATTGACCGGTGATGGTCCTGGTCGGATGCACTTTTACAAAACGGTGCGCCCGGATTATTTCCGGCAGATCACCGCCGAAGTGAAGGCGCCCAGCCGGCGACACCACTACCGCAAGGTCTGGCAGAAAAAGGCCGGCCAACCGAACGAAGGTACCGACTGCGAGACGTATGCGTTGCACGCGGCCCGCTCCCTGAAAACGCATTTGATGCGGGAGCAAGACTGGGCAGGGCTCGATGCACAGATCCGTCAGGGTGCGTTGTTTGACCCACCCGAGCCGGATCAATCCGAGGCTGAACCCGTTCCCGAAACGGACGGGACTAGTCCGGAACCGACACCACCAGTCGAACCACCCAATCTCCCGCCCTCTGGCGGGAGAGTTGTTTCTGGGCGCCGTAGTGCAATGCGCGTGCTCTCCCAACGCAGGAATTAATTCATGGCTATCACCCTGGAACAAGCGCAGGGCCAGCTGCAAGCCTGGCTCGATGCGAGCATGAAGGTCAGCCAAAAGCAGAACTACCGTATCGGCACCCGGCAACTGGAATACGCCGATCTTGCCGAAATCACCAAGACGATCGACTACTGGCAGCAGCAAGTTGACCGCCTGGAGAGCGGTCGCACTCGGGGGATCGTCCTGCGTGGGATTACGCCACGATGAGCCGCGCACCGAAAGTGCCAGAGCCGACGCTACTGGATAAAGCCATCACCTGGCTCAGCCCCGAGCGCGGCGCCAAGCGCATGCACGCCCGGTTGACCATGACCGCCTTGGGTGGTTACAG